GCGCTTACTGTGCCTAGTTTAAAGTCAATAGATGAAGCGCATAGGAGATTGAATACTCGAACTACGTCAGCTTCAATACCTGCCAAGTTGCCTTGGTTATCCAATAATGGAACTAGGATAGAAATCTTAAAGTTAGCCATTGGCGAGATAACGTTCTGCATATTGTTATTTGGCTGGAGGTAAGGGTCATCTGGAGTAACGATGACTGAGTTAGGGATAGGGCTGGCAGGTGGGAAAGAGAACACCTGATACAAAGAGTTATCTACCAGAGCCTCTGCAATAGTAGAACGAAGATTGGTTATCGCTGTCATTAGCCGACCATGCTACGAGGGTCTAGGTATGGCGCGAGAAGCCCACGGACGCGTGAGATGAGCTGGGATGACATTGCATAGAACGAACCCATAGAACCATCTGGAGCCATGCCGTTGCCTGAGTTAGCCTGACGGGCTTGCCAGATAGATTCAGAGACCATAAGAGCGGCTTCCTGAATAGCTGGGATAGTTGAAGGGTCGAGGTAAGTCTCAGCTGCTACCGTACCGAAAGGGTTGACTGGATGGTAAGGCGCAGCAACATTGTTATTACCAGAGATGGCATAAGTGATTGAATAGCCGTCAACTACTGTAATGGTTTTATTGCCGTTGTGCTTTGAGCCATTGCCAGAGATAACTACAGTTTGACCAACGTAAAAAGTATTGATTACGTTTTCATCAAAGTAAAGAGTGCCTGTAGTTGTAGTATTACTATGCCCAATGTTGGAAGTAGTGTTAGCCCAAATGAAAGGCAAAAGGACGTTATCAGCAGCATCGCAGACCTCTTGGAGCAGACTGTCAGCGTATAAACTTCCAACGCCTAAAGCCGCTTTCAGTTCTGCAACTGTGCAAAGTGACATGTCTATCCTTTCATTAAGAGCGGCGAGGGCTAAGGGCAAGCCCCCGCCGCCGTTCTAATGGTGGTTGCTAATTAAGCAACGTTGAACTTAAAGGCTCCGCCTGCTGATGGAACCTTAGTTGCAATTGCGCCATAACCGTAGTAACCGACCTCGACCTTTCCTGTGCCGACCTTGTCGGCGCGTAGCTGCAAGCGAGGGCTCTCATACCATGTGAATGANTCACGGTTAACAACAACGATTGAACCGTCAGCTGCACCTGTNAGTGAGTAATCAACGTACAAGTCGAGTCCGAGGAGNGATCCNCGAAGTGACTGTGAAACGTTACCTGCTGCGTTCTGTGGCTGAGCCGCGATNAANAGAGGNCGATTTGANGAATCNACCATCCCCATNATATTCGCCCATTGTGTAGGTGAGACGATTACGCCNGTTGCAAAGCGAAGTGTGTTTGTGTAGATAGAATCAGATGCGCGAGCAATAAANCCAGCCATTTCTGCGCCATCCCAAGGAAGTGTGATTGTTGTTGCGTCTGCTGTTGCGCCAGTCTGAATTGCTGTACGAACTGCAACGTTTGTTGACTTAGCATACGCATCTGCCATAAGGCTCTGCAATTCTGAGAAGAAGGCAGGAGAAGTTCTGTCCAAGACCTCAACATCGAATAATTGCATGCCCGCTGTTTTGAAAACATCCACGTCAAGATATTCAATTTCAATCTGGGTATCTGAAAAATCAGCTTTTTCAGCTGTNGTTGCAGCAGTTGGAACTGTCTTAACGCGAGGAATCTGGAACTTCATTCCTGCGTCTGGAAGTACGCCTGTTGAAATCGCATCGATAGATGGACGTCCGGCTGTTGACTTGTTATTAATGATTTCTGTGAGCTGACGTGTTGGTACGAGACCAGCAACATCTGTTGTGTCTGTATCTGACGCAGCTGCAAGGTACTGACGAGCGTTCTCGTCACCAAACTGTGCGCGAATTGAGTTCTCAAGGAACGCCTCGTTAGAGAGGTTAATTCGTGGAGCTGTGTAGTGCATTGCCTTTACTACTGGTGCAGAGGCTTCGACTGCCGCAGCCTCTACGGGTGTTGCTTCAACTGTAGGTGTGTTTTCCACGGCTACTGTCTCGCTTTCTGTTGGTTGGGTTTCTTCTACTGGGGTAACTTCCTCAGCAGCGATCTCTAGCACCTGAGCAGACTTAAAGGCTGGCTCTGTTACCAAAGAAACTTCACGGAGCCGAGCCGCTGATACGATCATGTGACCGTCACGGGATGGCTTTGATTTAATAATTTCTGCACCAATGCTCAAGCCTGAAACCAATCCTTCAGATGCCATGATCAGGCTATCTGCACCGGCTTGGCTACGACTTAGCTTGAAGGTTGCATAGATGCCATCTTCACGAACTTCGGCAGCGGTCATGCGACCTACTGGCTTCTTCATGTCATGTTGGCTAAGCAATTTAATTTTAGAGATATCTGAAACGTCAATCGCCCCTGCCTCGAATACGACCGAGCCGAGGTTGGTATGACCGACTTCGCCTGTTCCCATTGGCACAATCTTGCCTGAGATTTCGCGGCGTTCTTCACTGCACTCAATAGATGAGGCTTCAATGATTAGGTGTTCCATTAGTCATCGCTTCCGTTAGGTGTTAGATCTTCCATTTCCATTGCTTGCTCTGTAGTAATCAAGCCAAGAGAAAGCATCTTTTCTAGGACGAGTAAACGATCCATAGGTTCAACGCGAAGGAAGGTTGAGTCGAGGTCAAACTTTACATAGTGCCCAGCCGTAGAGATATCGTCCATGCTTAAGCGTTGCTCGATTGCGGAGATGTACGGCTGGAACGCTAGGGCTACTAATTGCTTTCGCTCATCTTGAATGTTTGCATAGCTCATCGACGTATTTTCGTCTGCGCTAAGATAATAAGCAGGAATTCCGCAAAGGCGGCTGATTTCTGTAGCGCTTGCTTGAATACTGTCCACATACATCATGTCGCGAGGTGAGAAGCCAATATTTTGCGCATCGAGAGTCGAAGTGAGATATGCAGTTGATCGTGATAGACGAGCGTTCTTCCAAGCTGCGAGAAGTCCTTGAACCTCTGCAGCTGGAAGGTCAGCCCCCGAATTTTTAATCACAGTGGTTGCCATTGGAGTTTGTGCGGCTACTGCTGCTGCTTTCTGTACGTCAATTGCTGACTGAATAGTCCGAGCGCCTGTAGTAAGAATTCCTTCGTTGAAGGCTTGGAATGTTACTAGCGAACCAAGTCCAGACATGGGACGTGGCTTGCCATCGACTGCATAGCCCGTGACATATTGACCGTATGGATCAACTTCCGTTGTCACGCGAGTATTAGCGACCCATTCAAAGGTAGCGCCACGATTGTCCTCTGCATAAGTCTCTGTAATTTCAAGAAACGCCTGCCCGAAAAATAGAAGGCTATCCACCAAGTAACTTATGGTTACGAATTGAGGTTGAGATTTTGAAAGTTGGTGAACCCATCGAGGAGCTGCAACTTCTTCTCCTGTTGACTTCTTTTTGTATTCAAGTGGAATTGATCCAATAGTGCAAAGCAAGTCGCGGCAACGCTTGACAGCTGGAACGCTCATAGCTGCATGACGGCTTACTGCTGGACTTAAATAATAATTGGAGGCATAAAAGGCATCGCCCATAATCTGAGGAGCGACCTGCGCTTCCATGACCTGTGGCTTACGCGATAGAATACCCATGAGGGTTAATTATACACTACTCCGAGTAAATCATAGCAGATTGCTGAGGTTTTAATAGTGTCGTGACTACCATGGCAGTACCAATAGCTGCAGAGATATCACCGGCACTCTTTCTCTTAATTATGCGCCATGACGAGTCATTAGTTTTGGCTGCGCAGTTATTCATATTCTGAACCCATACTTCGGAATTGTTATGAACGAGTCGCTTATTATCGAGGGCATCTTTTAGATCCGTACAGGCTTGGTAGAACTGCGCTCCTACGATGGCTTCTAGTACCAGTCCTGCGTTCTTGAGCCGGTCTGCGATTGACTGAGTGGCATAGGAATCAAACCCAATAGATCGTGGTCGGTACTGGTCTGCCCAGCCTTTTATATCAGCTGCAATCTTTAACTCGTCTACCGAGACTTGGCTTTCCCATGTCTGAGCAACGCCAACTCCAATTCGACCATCACCGAGAATCTGGCCAATAACCAAAGACGCGTTTCTGCGAGACGGACTGACATCGAAGGCGAATACCGTGTAAGCACCGGCTGACAAGACCAGCTCAGAGTCAGCGCAATCTTCCAGACTGCCATGAGTCCATGGAGAAGATAGAGAGTCAATCCATTGACATAATAGCTCCGTGCGGGTGTTTTCAATAGGAGATGTTGCAACTGCTTCTTCAAGGGCTTCCTCCGTAATGGTATAGCCGAGCGCAGGGTTAGCCTGAGCCCAGCCTGAGCGGTCTGTTACTTTGCAATATTGGGGAGCTGAGTACTCGTAAAACCCGAACGACTTAGGTGGGTTCTCTAAAGCTCGTTCTCGCATGCCGTTAAGGACAAGGCTAAAGGCGTCACCGGCGTTAGAGGTGAGGAGTGTTTGAGAGTTAGGTCTTGCTCTAGTTGTTGGGATAGCAGCTCGATAACCTTCTTCATTGACTTCTCGCAACTCGTCAATGTAGAGAAAGTCTGCCGTTCTGCCACGAGATCCATCTCTAGTAGCTGCAACGACGTCAAGGCGTGTTCCATCGAGCATCTCAATAGACTCAGTTCCATTCGCATATCTAATCTGTTTGACGAGTCCTTTGAGGTGGTCATTACTCTCCAATACATAGGCTACTTGGCGAAAGGTGTCCAGAGCCATGGAGCGGTTCGAGGACATGATGAGGATGTTCTTACTATCCCACTTTAGCAGGTGGGCAAGGATGAGCATACGAGCAAGGTGGGTCTTACCGTTCTGTCTAGCGATGAGTAGCAGGTTTGTCTTGCGGATCCAGTTGCCTTTGCTATCAATGCCTAACATATCTTTAAGAACGTACTCCTGCCATGGCAATAAAGGCATCTGGAGAATCTCGCATAGTTGCTTTACATCTTCGAGCTTGGTCTTACCCTTGAGAGGGATGCTCTGGAGTCTTGGCTTAGTTGCCCCTCGTAAGGCTTTGGATCGCTTGGTAGTCATCGGGTTAATTCTGGACTGGTTTGGTTAGAAACGGACTATCTTCGACTATCTTCGACTGCATCGGGGAGAGGAAGTCACGAAATACAGGGGGGGTGTCCTGCTGTGCTAAAAAAACGCCCTGTGAGCGTGAGCCCTTGCGTGAGTTACATGGCTTACAAGCTACTACCATGTTATCTAAGTTCATGGCTAACTCTGGATGTTTAACGATAGGTAGAACGTGGTCTACTGTGAGGTTCTCATTGCTTCCGCAGTACATGCATGTGTATCCGTCCCGAGCTAATACCTTGAGTCGCTGCCTACGGTAAGCCTTAGTGTTTCGAGGGTCACCCTTCTTGGTAGCCACGTCTGCCTTTCAAGTGATCGTTATTTACATGAGTCTTTAGTCTATGACAGTTAGCACATAGGGTTTGTAAATTAGATACATCGTTATTGCTTCTATCTCCATCTATGTGGTCTACATCTAATTGAGCAGGGACAATAGCCTTAAACCCACAGAACTCACAATGGTCTTTCTTATGCTTTCTATAATCTGTTATACGGCACTTTGCGCACATCTTATCCCATATCTGAGTGCCTTTATAGTTCTTGCCTTTCGTCCTACATGGACTGCCACAATGACACATTCGGCGGTTGGTGTTGCCTGTTTGTGCCATTAGTACCAACCATTCCTAACACTATGAGCCCATGCCTTGCATGGTGTCCCATATCTATGGGCTACATACTTCATACCATAGTCTATCTGCTTATTAGCTGATAAGTCTTTAATGATCGGGTTCTTTAGTTGAGGTATTCCGTACACCTTATGTACTCCATCCTCATTACCTATAGCTCTTGGGTTAAATGCTGATTCTTTACCGTATAACTTAATTAAACATAATGCCTCATCTTTAGAGTAATGAAGTCTTATATAGTCTTTAGGTTTAATGGCATCTATTGAGCCTGATTCTGCTACCTGCATAGGTATAGACAAAGCTATCCCAATAACGATGGCTACCGAGCGAGCTACCCGCGAAGCGGCTCGCTCTGAGCCCCTGAAGGCTCTAGCCGTTAGAGTACCAGTAGTGTCAAGCATGTGTATAACCTCCGCGTGTCGTGAGCGTAGAGTGAAGTATTGCCCCTACTTATCCACAGGATGTGTGTAACTATCTATTATCAGTTGAATACCAACCACTACCCTTAAACACGGCTGGTACGCTTGAGTAAATCTTATTCATTGGTTCACCACAGAAGCCACAATCTATGTCATGTGGCTCATTAACTGCTAGAACATGGTCTAATATCGAGACTGACTCGCAGTCTTCATTGCGGCATTGGAACTCATACGTTGGCATTAT